TACAGGCTTTACGTTCATTTGATTCTTAGCACCGGATTCAGTTACGAACTTTACGATCGAACCCTTTGCTCCGCATTCCTTAATTTCCGTTATAGTAGCGTTTTCATACTTCACTGAGAAACCTTTGGTTGTTACTGAGATTTGCGCTCCGACAGTTGCATTCAATGATGTCAATGGGGTTTTCACGGCCTTCACTCCTTTTTTCAGAGATGCCCACAATGTCCGAAGAGCCAATGCCAGTCTCGCGATATAGTTACCAACCATTTGTTTAGCCATTTGGTGAGCCTTAACCATCATTTCGCGTTTGTTCATTTTAATCTTCGTCATTGTGTGCAACCCCTTTCTTTACCTTGATATAAGTATACACCTTAATCAAGTATACGTCAACACGTTTTTCAAGATTTTACATAAATATTTACATAAAAAAGCCCCTAACTTTCGCTAGGGACCATTGGTTATTCTCTCGCTTTTTTCAGCTCATAGACCGACTTCTCGCTATACAGGAATATTTACAACAGCTGTGCCGGTACTCAGTAGATCAGCCTTGATCCCTAGCTCAAACGACTGAGGTCCTGTTGGTATCTGAAAGCCCAATTCTCCAGTTATCTTTCTGCCAGGCGGTATAGATCCATCCAGTTTACCTCTTGCCTCAGTCAAAGCTTCTAGGCTCAATTCTTGGCTCCGTCCTTCCTTGTCGGAGAGTTTAAATGACAGCATACTACTAATACCAGCTTCATCTTTCCCTTGGTTCTCTACAGTCACATCGATAAGTAAGAACGTATTCCCCTCTTTAGGTTTCATGTATTGGTTGGTGCCGGCAGAAGTCCTTACGCCGTTCACCTTGTATTGGAGATCGCCTAATTTGAAGGTGTCTCCTATTTGGAAGGTTTCAGCCTTAGGTGCAACTTGCTCCGTTGTACTTGGCGTAGTGGATGTCACTTTTGTTGGTACATTAGTTGTTCCGCATCCCACCAGAGTAAGTATGATGCCAATGGATAATAAGTAAGCGATTTTCTTCATTTGATTTAACCTTCTTTCAATTAATTTGTTAACGCTTTAACCTTTGCAGCTATAGATTGGGACAGTTGCTCGTTATAGTTATCAACGCGTCCCATGATAAAAAACAATTCAAAAAATGCCACTATCGCAGGGATGAGAGTCCAGCAAAGCAAAGTGTACAGAATTCCCTTTCCGACCTTGCCCATGTAGTAATGATGCGCTCCGATTCCTCCGAGGAATAATGTAAGCAGTAGTGCAGTATTTCTGTTTTTTCTTACTTTGGAAATTTCAGACTGAAACATCATGCGTTGCGAGTCTGTCATGTCTCGTTGGAGTGTTAGATCATCCAATATCGATCCCTTCCTTTCAAATATAATGATTTCAGCTTAGGATGGGCTTTTCCTGCAACTCGACAGGATTAATGGTTTTACGACTTATTCATTCCTCCTTAATATCTACTGCCATTCTAAATTCCACGACAACATCATTAAGCTACATGTAGTCGTGCAGGACCCTCAATGGCAGGATTTCTGGAGTATCTGGTAATCCAATAAGCTTGATGAGTAAGTCTTTTAATTCAAAGGCTGATATGCGCATCGCGAATCACCTTCTTACCAAAACTCATGTCGGTGAATAATGGAGTCAAATGGTTGACGCACATCCCAAACTCTTGGACTATTTTCCGCTGCTCTCTCCGCCAGAACATCCAACGCAGCTTGGTTCAATCGTGAATTCTGCAGTTTAACTTCAAGCTTACGCTCTTTCTTCATCTGATTCAAAACAGGCTTTAGTGTTACCGCGTTCAATAGGCCGCCGACTATCCTAATACCTTTACCCACAATTATCACCCCTTAGCCTTTTTATTAAACGCCAGTTTTATCTTGGCAGAAAGCTTATAACCCAGTCCTAGTGACCCTATGATAATCATTGCAATCCCTGATTCAATCATCGCTCAACCTCCAATACATCTGCATCTGCTTCTCAAAAACTGAGTGCCGATAAGTGATTGCAATAGCCTCCTTAGTGCAGGGATCTTGCCACAGAATGGAGTCATCAACGCAAGGACGTTCGCATCTCAACGGCCTACCGGGTGACTTCGTAAATACCATAGCGGACCACTCCTTCTCTCCTTTGATCTTCTGGTATTTTGGTTCTGACGTATGATCATCTAGGATGTGGGCGAGAGAGTTGCCGGCGTGATAATCACTTGCGATTTCCTGACGGTCCCTGATTTCTCGTTCCACTTTTGGATTGGTGTCCCAATATACTTTCGAGTGTGATGCAACGTAGCGATCCAGTACGCTCACTTTCCTCATCCTCCTTAGTTACGTTACCCCAGCCGACTAGTACGTCACCACGACCTCCCTTGGCCTTTAGATGGTACTTATCGCTGTCTCTCCAATCCTGAGAGTGACAATATAGATTACGATCAGGGAACATATTGGAGAGGGTTTCGTAGACTTCTGGATCAGAGAGTCTGAGGAATTCTGAACGGTTGGCGATTACATCGTAGAACATAGCGTCACCTCCTTAAAATGATGGAGTAAATATCATTCTTCACTTCATCAATGCTGGCAACAATAAAGTTAAGATCGCTTTTAATAGTAAGATCATCGTCGGTTACGACTAAAATGGTTGGGAATATTGCAGTATTACCTTTAATTACGGACCATTCTTCCTTGATCCAATCGGCATCGTACACTTTTTGATACTGCGCCGGCTTGTCAAATCGCTTGCTGGGATTCCTCTCGACTTCCACAAACACAACGCGGCGACCTTGGCGATCTGGTTCCATATAGATGTTCGCCATTGCATCGGCAACAACCATACCGTTCAGGATTGAATAATTCCACTTCCATTCGATAATATACCGGGACTTTTTCTGAGAGAGTAGGGCACAGTAAACTTCGTTGATCAGTAATGCGTGATCCGGTTGCCTTGGTTTTCTTACGTAATAGATAGACGGAAGAGGAGCGCGTTCCCATTTCTTTATTTGCTCCCGGGCGCATAGTCGAGCAACGGCATATTGGATTATGCGCTTTGATGATTTCCTCTTGGGAATGATGATCTGCTCGATCTGTCTCCTGGTAAACGCTGTACCTTCTTTAATAAGTTTAACGATATGCTCATCGCGGCTTATTCCATAGGCGACACTATTGGTCCCCTTAAACTGTTTTAAAGGCTCGTTCACTATTCACCCATCCTTTCACTCATCCCTTCACAGTGGTATTCACCTCCAGTGGTTGTACCAAGCGTAATTTAGTGCCCTGCGTGTGGGTTTCCGTGTTCGCTTGGTCGCATAACTGCCTATTCCCACTACTTTTTCTTATCTCCTTATTTATAATTTGTTCTTTGGGAACCTTGAGAATCTTATCACTAAATACTGCTTGTGCCTTTTGTGGCTTTTGGTAGGGTGCCATGATCTCCTTTATCATCTTGTTGTCGATGAAAGGGACCTGAAGCAATACCTCGTCCTTGAATTTAAACAATGCTCGACCTTCAATATCCGGATCAATCATGCTGGCCGCTTTGTAGTCTTCTGGATCTTCACCTAGTAATACCCGAGCTGATACGGCATTGCAATTAAATGCGACTACCGCCGATATATTGTTCTTCATGGTGCCGGAGACGAGATTAGCGGTTGGCCTATGGCATGAGATTATAACGTGTACTCCTGCACCTCTGGACTCGCCCGTAACCTTCGTCATCTTCTCTCGGGCCTTGGAAAACTCCTTACCCTCAAGCTTTGTTAACTCATCGACATAAACTACAATCCTCGGAAGTTTCTTTTCGGGATACTCTTCATTAAATGCCGCCAGATCATCGCACTCATACGCCTTAAATAAATCATATCTCTCTCCAATTATTACAGATAGATCATCCATCATCTGTTCTACTTCCGATGGATCAGAAATAGTTCTATCTACAAGGAGAGGGTCTTTACCTAGCCTTGCTGTCCCATTGCCATGTTTAAGATCACAAAGCCATAGGCGGCATTCTGCGCGTGTGTATCGAATGTGCAGGGCTGCTAGAATAAGCCTACCCAGGATTGATTTACCACCTCCTGTCGCTCCTCCGATCATAAGGTGGGGTGAATTACTGGACGCTAAGTTAAGTTGCTCTAATCCACGTCTGGACCATCCAAGGGGTATCCATAGTCCTTTCTTATCCGGTACGGTTTCAGACTCGTTAGTGTAAGTGATGAGGTCAAGAAGTTTTCCGGAGAGGATGGTTAGGGAGAAGTGCGCCTTTGGATCGTTCTCAAGCCGTTTGAATAGGACTTCAGACTTTAGATCGAATTCGATGTCGTAAAGGGATTTGATTACTTTCTGAGGATTTAAGCCGGTTGGGATACGATACCTCAGTACTCGATTATGGCCCTTCCATGTCTTTTCTACGAGTCGTGGGTATTCCTTCGTTACATAATCCTTGCCGCGCTCTTTAGTTTCAGTGCATACATCGTTACGCTTCCAGCTGAGCATGATACGTCCCGGGTGCGAATCGCTGTGTCGTGGGATATTGCGTATCGCGAAGCGGCCAATCTTAACGATAGTAGAGGAGAATAAACCAATGATGTCTGGGCGTACTGAGGATTTATCCATTACCCTACCACCCCATTCCATGTTCCGGTATTATGCTCCTTCCTAAAATCCCAATACGTAATAGCTAGTATAATTTCCGCATTATACTTATCCATGATGCAATCATGCTTTAACCGAAGCATTGTGTCCGTAAATATATCCGCAAATCTTTCCAAATGATCTGGACGTCTATAGTTTGGGATATCCCAGTGCTTGGTTAATGATTTCTGCCAACCTTTTGAGAAAACATGCCTTTTATTTCCCAGTAACTTATCGTGCACTACGTGACCCATTTCGTGATAGCGAACGTAGTCGAAGAGCATTAATCGGCTGTCATGGACAACAGTGTTAGTTGATGGGCTATAGAAAGTAGGGTATTTATCCTCGGGATCATAACCTTCATGCCTACTTAGGTACTCCGCTGAACACTCATCGTTCGTAACAAATGTAATCGTGGTCCAATCGAATTTAACATGCGGAAAACTTATTTTGAATAAAGCGATATCCGAATTGATTAAAGCCATATCCATTCAAGATCAACTCCTTTTCGTAATGCTCTGCATCAGCTCCCGAGCCACCAGCCGGGCCGCGTCCGGGGTTATGGGTTCCGTTGGCTTACTTACAGTTATGCCGAAGTACTGGCGGAGTGCCATGCGGATAATCGTGGACATTTCATTCTTTGGGATCTCGTCAAGTTTCCGAGCGATCTGTTCGTCGTCCCGGAAGGATCTGTATGCCATGGGATTATCACCTCTCCTTGTGTTAGGTTGTGCTATGGGGTGGTAGAGTGTGTTGTGGTGTGGAATTGTGTGATACATGGTAAATAATATTAATAACGTAATACGTTTATGACAAGAAAATAATGGGATGTATAAACGGATTACGTTAAGGGCAAACTTTAGCCATGGATATATCGTATAATTAAGGGCTAAGGAGGATCATTATGGCGAAGTGTGCTATTTATTGTAGGGTATCGACTGACGAGCAAGCAGAAAAGGGGAATGTACAGTCTCAAGTTGAATATGCGAAGAAGTATCTAGAACTCCATGGTCCCGAGAATAATATTGATGATTTTGAGCTGTATATAGATGAAGGTATATCTGGGACTATCCCGCTCTCCGATAGACCGGCTGGTTCCAAACTCATTGCCGATGCAAGCTCTAATTCGTTTACAATCTTGTATATGTACCGCCTTGATCGATTGGCTAGGTCTGTAAAACATGTGCTAGACACTTATGAATTACTAGAATCGAAAGGGATTGCACTCAAAAGCATGACGGAAGCGTTTGACACATCCTCGCCCACGGGAAAGTTCTTCATGACTCTCCTAGCGTCCATAGCAGCCCTCGAGAGGGACACAATTCGTGAGAGGACACAAATGGGCAAAGATCGTAATGCAAGGGCTGGAAAGTGGGTTAGTGGCCTTGCTCCGTTTGGGTACCGTGCAGGGGATGACGGAAAATTAGCAATCTACGATCAAGAAGCGGACACGGTTAAGATGATCTTTGATTTATACGGGCAAGACTTGACCATGCTGGAAATAGCAAGGTATCTAAATGCAAGAGGAACGGAAACCCCTGCAACCTCAAAGGGGACAAAAAATAAAACAGGAGGTAAATGGCATCCTGCTAGTATATCTAAAATATTGAGTGCTGACGTCTACACCGGAAAGTACCAATATCTTCACGGTTCAAAAAGAAATCGTAAGAATATTGAAATGGATGTTCCTGTCATTATAGGCATAGAGATATTTTCGGAAATCCAGAAGAAGTCTAAAATTAATTCAGATTTATACAGAGGGAGGAAAGGGAGATTGTACCTACTTCGCGGCGTTATCTTTTGCGGGCATTGCGGGTTGGCAATGAGCGGGAGTACAGCTAACAACAACAAGCATATTTATTATCGTTGCCCGGGAAATAACGACTTAGGGCAGGGTAAAAAATGTGCATCAAGATCAATAAGTGCTATTAATTTGGAAAATGCGGTGTGGAGTGACATATTGGAACTAGTTAATAATCCTGATAAGTTCCAAAAATATTTTGATGAGGAAAATGAGAAAAACGAAGAGAGGTCCATTCCTGTTTCGAGTGAACTCACAGGGGTTGAGGAGTCAATTACAGCAAAACAAAAAGCCAGAGGAAAGATTTTATCCATGATTGTAAGGGGAATTGTATCCGATCAAGAAGCAGAGGATGAACTCAAGGATTTAGCAATTGAACTGAGAGCATTAAATTCTCGTAAGGAATACTTATTTGAACAAAAGAGTAAGGGAATTAAACTCGAGGAAGAGCTTGTTAATTCCAGCATAGCTTTTGATATCATTAAAGAGCGGGCTAACTCACTTGATATTGATGATAAGTTTAATGTAATACAAGGACTAGTAAGTCGTGTTGACGTATTTGCAATAATGAAGAATGGGAACAAGGGGGGTAATAAAGCCACAATAAAATACACCATAGGTCATTGTATAGAGTTACAGATTCCTTCAAATTCAGAATCCCATACAAAGATTTATAATATAGAAAGCACCTGGTTGTTCCAGGCGTTTTCTAAGAAAGGTGGCACCAGAGTTAAATGGCATTAACCCTAAACAGTGGAAGTATTCTATGGAAGTTATTTGCGGCAAACCTATCGGCTTCTTGCTCTGATTCCGCCTGTTGCTTGTCTAATCCAATTCCGTGAGATAGCTTGTCGTACTTGAGGTGGTATATTTCGTGTGCCAATGTTTTTGCGGTACATTCAGGAGATAATGACTCCTCGATAAAGATGTGTGATGCGTTCCTCTGTGAGACATAGACAAAACCTTTGATTCCCTCGCCTAATGTTACCGTATGGACTTTAACGTCTCTTAGGTCGGATTGTTGAAATTCTTGTCCCATGCTGTCACCTTCTATCTTATTTTGCAAGAACCCATAGAGACACAAAATCCCCGGCATATAAGCCGGGGTTTAGTTATTCATTTGCCTCTTCGTCCTCAACAATCTTTATATATTTTATTATACGCTTAATTACATCCCTTTTAAGGGGTTTAACTTGCTTGAATAACAGCATCAAGTCTTCGCGTTTGGACAACTCATTAAAGAAAGCGAGTAATTCGTCGTCATCCTCAAGTGCAAGAGCTATTTGTTTAGCGGGAGAAATGGTATTATCTTCGCGACCGTGAAGAATGTACTCGGTTGATACTTCAAATATTTTTGCTAATTTTAAAACACCATCAGTATCAACAGGCGTATAACCTCTTTCCCAATTAGATAATACCTGCCGCGAAGTTCCAATTTTATCTGCTAATTCTTGCTGTTTGAAACCACGGCGATCACGCAGATCACGTATTCTATCACCGATTACACTACTCATGTGTGACGCCTCCTATGTTTTATAATCATCAATTATAGCATAACCAATTTATATATTAGATATTTGTACGTAATATGATTATTTTTA